AAAACCTCGCCCGAAGGTATCGGAGGAGGAGGCAGAGCGGCTGCACCACAACCTGGCGACATGCGTGCAGTCTTTCCTGAAGGGCGACGGTCCCCCGAGGGGTCTGAAGCGAAAGCCGAAGGGGGGCTCGCAGGAGGGGTCTGAGTAGTGCTAGTGTGCGCCTGGTCGGGCCACTCGAAGCCCACCCACTTCACCAACACCGGCACACCCCAAGCCGGGAGTGGTCCGGCCGTCCAAGCTCAGTGCGGGTTCCTCTGCGAAAGGATACCCTGTCTTCCACCCGGCCACTCTCCCTAGGCCGCGCGGTGGGACCCGCACTTCTCAACTGGGTCAGGTGGTCAGAAAACTCTGCCATGCCTTGTTTTTCCACCACTACCGGGTCCGCCCCCTTTGGCCCGTGACTGCTTGGCCCTGGGGTGGGTCGCTACCAGAGATGGTGGCGGCCCCCCCGTCCCCCGCTTGGGGATGCAGTGGATTAGGTGTGGAAATCTGCGTCTGCGGTCTTTAGTGTCCGCGACATGCCGAACATCACACTGCACATGCCGAAGCCGCTGCTAGAGGCGGTATCGAGGGCGAGGAGGGAGTACGGCTTCAATGCGTCGCAGGTATGCCGGGATGCGATGCAGGCTGAGATGAAGAGGCTGAGCCGCGAGGCTGGTGCGTACACGAAGGAGAGCCCGGTCCTGGAGAAGCTGGAGGAGCTATGCGAGCGTGTGTCGCGACTGGAGGGTGGTGGCAGCTGTGAGTGATGAGGCGGCGCTGCGGCATCACCTGGGTCAGCGGGCGGCCGGATTGCTGGCGGCGGTTGATCTGGTGAACCAGGCCCACGAGATCGCGAAGATGGTAGCGGAGGGGAAGCTGGCCGAGGACCTGGACTGTCGCGCACTGACGGCCCTGGCTGACCTGCGGCGGATGACGTACCTGATGGAGCACTGTAGGGCCGAGGCGATGTCGAGCGCGAATGGGGCCTCGCCTGGCGTAAACTGAATAGGGGTGTCGCCTCTGGGGGGATGGGAACCCGCGGAGCATCGGGGACTGATCTCTTGGCGGCACCCCACCTGCACTAGATATGGGCAACGGAGGAGTAGGACCGACACCCCTAAGTACCCCCACGGGGGTTACCAGGCAGAGCCTTGCGCGCCATGCGGGCAGCGAGGCGAGCCAGGTGCGTGGCGCTGGCAGCGCGATGTCCCTGGTGGGGTGTGCCGGGAGTGAGGCCAGCGCCGTGGCTAGCGCGGGGGGTGCGGCCTCTCAGGTGCAGCACGCGGGCAGCGTGGCGAGCCGGGTCCTAGGGGCTGGGTCCAGACAGAGCCGCCCGAGGCACCCCGGAAGCGAGGCCAGCCAGGGGAGGCACGCGGGAAGTGTGTCGTCGCAGGCGGTCCACGCGGGCAGCGAGGCTAGTCTGGCGGTACACGCTGGTAGCTTGGTGTCGCATGTGCGGCACGCCGGGAGCGAAGCCAGCCTAGTTCGAGGATCATGACATGCCGAGTAAAGTACACATCGGGTCGGGACAGGTGTTCGAGGGGGAGGATGTGGTGGTGATGCACCGCCTGTACCTGCCGGACGGGAACGCGGTCACGACCAGCAACATCACTGGAAACATGGTGCTCAAGGTCTTCGAGGTAGGGCACCCCACTAGGCCGGATGTCCCCATCTCGACCCAGACTGTCGCGCACGGAGGGTCCACCACTGCGGGAGCCCTGTTCCCGGGGCTCATCAATGACAACTACTGGGACGCCGACAGCACCGGGTACAACTTCAAGTACAGGTGTCAGTACGGGGACACCAACACAACGAGCACCGTCAACTACCGCGGCGGGCGCAAGTACAGGCACGAGTTCTCGGTCAGCACTGACTCTTTTGGAACCATGATGTGGGTGTCCGTGATCGAGGTGCTGGCACTGAGCGGCGTCTAGCTGTGTACCCGTACCGCAACACTCTGTCTGTAACCGGGATGGCCCCGGATGGGATCGCCAATCTGATCCGGCACGCAGCCATGCGCATGACGGAGGCGCACGCGGACGGGCAGGCTGACCAGGAGTCGTACCAGTACGCGATCAAGCACCTGACGAGGTTCGCCCGCACGCTACTGGTTCACGCGGCACAGCTGGACGGGTTCATTGAGGCCCTCGAAGAGCTAGACGACGCAGAGCACGAACTGCGCGGAGCACGCAAAACCCCCGACGAAGACCAGGCCGAGTAGTTGGAAGTAGACGAGGACTGGGAAGAGGACTGGGACGACGACTGGGGCGACCCCGAGATCGAGGGTGAGGCCGCCACAGGGGTAGTCGAGCATGCGTACACCCCTTGGGGGGCCCAGCGGGCACTGTGGTACTGCCGATCAGAGCAGGTGCTGCTAGAAGGGCCCGCCGGAACCGGAAAGACCAGGGCGCTTCTGGAGTACATCCACTGGCTGTGCGAAGCGTTCCCCAAGATCCGCGTGCTGTGGTGCCGCCAAACGCGGGAATCCCTCACTGAGTCCGTGCTCGAACTGTACGAGGACGAGGTGCTGCCCCCGGGGCACCCCGCGATCTCTGGAACAGCAGGCCGGAACAACCGGCAGTTCTACGAGTACCCCAACGAGTCCCGCGTCGTGCTCGTGGGGCTGGACAAGCCCGGCAAGACCTACTCCTCCCGGTACGACGTAGTGTGCGTGTTCGAGGCGTGGGAGACCTCGCAGGACAGCTGGGAGCGCCTGGGGCGCGCGATGCGTAACAACAAGCTGCCGTGGCAGCAGCGCATCGCGGACACCAACCCCGCGTCCGAGTTCCACTGGCTAAACCAGCTGTTCCCGCAGGGCTACAGAGACCTACCCGAGGACCACATCGGCAGACAGGTCCCAGAGCCGACCACGGACGACTACAAACCGACGCTCGTGCGCCTGCTGTCGCGGCACCAGGACAACCCCGTCTATTTCGACCACGAGCTAGACGACTGGACGCCAGCTGGCAGACGCTACGTCATGGGCGTGCTGTCGAAGATGACCGGGGCCCGCAAGGCAAACCTCTTCGAGGGCCGGTGGGCCAGCGCCGAGGGCATGATCTTCGAGGAGTACGACCCGGCCGTCCACATCGTGGACCCCGAAGACGCACCCCCGATGAAGTGGTACTTCGGCGCATTCGACAAGGGCCTGCGGCACCCAGGGTGTCTCCAGGTGTGGGGCGTAGACCACGACGACCGAATGTGGCGGGTGCTGGAGGTGTACCAGACAGGGCAGCTTCAGGACTGGTGGGCCGAGCGTGTCTGGGAGGCGCACCAGGAGTACAGGCTGGAGGCCCTGGTGTGCGACCCGGCCGAGCCTGAGTACATCTCGATCTTCAATGACCGCCTCCAGCACGCCTACGGCCGGGACGGCGAGCGCATCGCGCGCAAAGCGCGCAACACCATCCTGACCGGCATCGACATGGTCCGGTGGGGCTTCAGCGAGGTGGACGACGGGCCGCGCATCTTCATCCTCCGCGACAGCCTCATGGCAAAGGACAGGGTCCGCGTCGAGCAGAAGAAGCCGACCTGCCTGGAGGAGGAGCTACCCAGCTACGTCTGGGCCATGTCCAACGAAGGACAGCGCATCAGGGAAAGGCCAGACCCCACATGCCCAGACCACGCCGTGGACTGCCTGAGGTACGCCTCGATGTTCCTGTGGCGCCGCGATATGAGCCGCGGAGAAGAGCCCTCGACGTACAACCCCGGCACGTTCGGGGAGATCATGGGCCACGACGATGTGGAGTACGACGAAACTGACTGGTAGCCGAACAACAGTAGCGAACAGCAGACTGTGCCACTGTGGGCTGGCGGCGTTGACTGTTGTGCGCACTACACGCACTGTAGCTGTATGAATCTGCGGGCCCACAACAGAGGACTTTGGTAGATGGCGCTCTCCACATCAGTCACCGCGCTGCTCGAATACGTCGAGTCGGCGGAAGAGGTGCGCGACGGGCACCTGGAGTTCCTGGACGATCTCGTTGGGCGCCTGCACGGGTCCTACTGGCGCGGCGACAACCTGGGGGTCGATTACGACTACGCCCCCGAGAACGTCTACTTCCAGTACCTGTCGCTGATGGTGCCGCGGCTGGTGTTTGACAACCCAGGCGTGCGCGTCACATCGAAGCGGTCTGGGCCGCAGAGCGATGTGGCGCAAGCCCTACAGTCAGGCTTGGCCCGCTGGGTGCAGGACGCAAACATGCGCCGCACGCTGGAGCAGATCGCCATGGACATGCTGATTATGTACGGCGTGGGCATGGTGTCGGAGGAGCCTAGGGTAGACCTTCAGATCCCTAAGCAGCTGCGAAGCAAGGGCGCGAAGGGGGGCACCGCAACGTGGCCGGTCATGCGCCGGATCAGCCCCAGGCAGTACATCGTGGACCCCGACGCGCGCACATGGGATGAGGTGCGCTTCCAGGGACACGAATGGCGCATCGACAAGGACGACCTGCTGGAGCGCGCCAAGAAGAACCCCGACGAAGGCTGGGAGCTAGAAGCAATCGAGGCCCTGGCAGCGGATGTAAAGCCGGAAGACCTCGACACCATCGAGTCCGGCAAGTCGCGCCCGCACCGCAACCAGATCCGCGCCTATGAGATCTGGATGCCAGAGCACGAAGACAAGGACCACCCTGGGGCCAGCAACGGGTTCCACGGAACGATCTTCACTGTCTCGGTAGACCAGCCGTCTGAGGGCGGCAGCGCCGACCCCGAAGAGGATGGGCGTCCGCGAGGCAAGATGCTGCGCAAGCCCAGGCCCTACTACGGCCCGGCGACGGGGCCCTACTGCGTGTTCGGTGCTTACACCGTGCCCGACAGTGTGTTCCCGTTGTCGCCGCTAGTGGCCACGGAAGGCCAGATCAACGAGCTAAACACCCACGAACTGGCCGCGGCTGCGTCGATGCAGAACCACAAGCGGATCGTGGCCGTAAGGGACGCCAAGACTGCGCGCGAGGTCAAAAACCTACAGCACGACTTCGTGTTCGTGGCGGACTTCGACCACAACGGCAAGCCGCTGGTGCAAGAGGTTGAGATCGGCGGACACACTGACCACCAGCGCGAATGGATTGAGCGCTCGCGCCAGCGCGTGGACCGCGTGCTAGGCATAGACGACGCCATGCGCGGGGCGGTATCTGGGGCCGGTACGGCAACCGAACACTCGATCGCCAGCGAGTCGTCCTCTACGCGGCTTGGATTCCTCAAGCAGAAGTTCACCGACAGCACCGCCGAGGCGCTGCGCTGCGTTGCGCACTTCATGTACTACTCGGACACGATCGTGTTCCCGGTTGGCGTGGACGACTACGACGCCAGCGACCCGATGTCCGAGCCGTGGTTCCAGGGCGGCGACGAAGACATGGAGTCCGGCTACAGCTTTGCTGACCTGGAACTGAGCATCGAGCCATTCTCCATGGAGCGCGCCAACGAAGGCCTGACCCAGCAGCGCGTCCTGGAAAGCCACCAGATCCTGCTGAACTCGATGCCGACCATGGCGCAGTTCCCAAACTACCCGTGGAGGGAACACTTCAAGAAGATCGGGGCGTCGATCAACATCCCCGGGCTGCACGAACTCATCACCGAAGACTTCCTGGCGCAGCTGGGCTACGACGCGGAGATGATGCGGCAGGCCAACCTTGCCGGAGCAGAAGGCCCCAAGCTGGCCAAGCAAGTCGGCCCGGCGGGACCGCAACGCATGCAACCTATCGGGCCCACGCAGCCGCAAGGCAACATGCAGGGCCAAGACCTCGCCGCAATGATGGGCGGCGCAATGGGCGGCGCACCGCCCGCGCTATAGACAATGAGAAGGACCTACGTTTACCGCGACGGCAAGATGGTCGAGAAGAAGACCACTCGCCGCTCGTCGGCGGCCCCCGAGGCCATCGTGCGCTCTGATGTGCAGTTTGAAAGCCGACAGCTGCCAAAGTTCTGGCAGAACCACACCGGCACGTTCTCCTCTGACGGCAAGCCGCAGTTCAATAGCCGTTACGAGGCCACCGAGGCCGCAAAGCGCATGTCCGGAGAAGAGGATGTGAACTGCGAGTACGACGCCCTGTAGGGCACTGTTGTTTGCGACTACTGTTTCCGCGCACGGATCTGCTGCGCGCTTGACTGACCACCCCCACTGAGACCAACTAGAACACACATGACCGACGAGGTTCAGAGCGAAGCCCCCGAGCTTCCCGCCGAGCAGGTAGCCCCCCAGCCCAACGAGTGGCTGGGCGCCGACACTGACGAGTCCGACGAGGCCGCAAGTGCCGCCGAAGACCAGTGGCTTGACGCCAACCTAGAGGGCGACGAAGGCGAAGAGCCGCAGGCTCAGGAGCCCGCACAGGAGCCCGCGGAGGAGCCGCAGGCCGAGCCCGAAGCAGCCGAAGAGGCCCCTGCCGACAACACCGAACTAGCCGACGCCTACACCACCCTGCGTCGGGCCGGGCTGGACATGGAGGACATCGAGGCGCTCCCCGAAGAGCGCGTCCTGGCCATTGCAGCCAAACAGAACAAGATCCAGTCGGATCTTGACCGAAGGTTCCGAGAAGGTCCCGCAGCCGAAGACGGGGACGCCACGGAGAGCGCGGAGGACTCAGCAGGCACGCCCGAAGCGGCGGAAGCCCCTGCCGACTCACCCACCGACCTCTCAAGCATGGCCTCACCCCTGGCCGAAGCGCTGGCCCTTGATGACGAGGGAACCAAGCTACTTGTCGAGTTCCAACAGCAATCCATGGCGCCGCTGCTGCAAACGATCAAGTCCCAGGAGGACCTGATCAAGCAAACGCAGATGACGATCCTTGGCATGCAAGAGGGCATGGCAGTAGACCAGCTGCGGGAGCGTTTCCCGCAGCTTGCCGACACCAAAACCATGACTCGTGTGCGCGAGCGCATGAGAACACTGCTTTCCAGTGGGAACTACGACGACATGCCGTCCTTGCTTGAGGACGCGGCTTCGATCGAGTTCGCACGGCAGACCACGGACGAGGTGAAGGCAGCCCGTGAAAAGCTAGGCCAACTCCGGTCAAACGGACAGCCCGTGCCCGCAACCGGGCCCGCACCTGCCGCCCAGACCACTTACACCAGCGACGACCTAGAGGACATGGTCCTTGAGGCGCTGGACTCCGGGGACGAGGCGGCCCTACGTCGAGCACGAGCACTGTCCGGCCGGTAAGGCCACCCACCCAAAGAAATTGAAATATGGCTTCCGCCCTTAGCACGTTTGCCGACTTCGTGGCATCGACTGGCCCGGCGTACCTTACGTCGGCCGAAGATGTCGTGAACGAGGCATGCAAGAATAACTACCTGCTTCGCCGCTTCCTTCGCGGTAAGGGCCCCTCGGAAATCATCCAAGGCGGCTCCACCATCAAGGACACCATCCTCTTCGACGAGGAAAACACGGCCCAGTTCTACCAGCCGAACGAGACCTTCACCTGGCAAAACCCCCAGGTGCTCACTAGCTGGGAAATCCACTGGCGCTTCATGGCCGACCACATGTCCTGGACCGACCAGGAAGTGGAACTGAACATCTCCAGCGGGATGACCAAGTCCGCCCGCCACCAGATGTACAAGAAGCTGAAGCGCACCAAGGAGCAGCGGCTGTGGACCTCCATCCTCAACAAGATGGAAGACCAACTGTTTGCGGTGCCCGAGACGGCCGACCAAGAGACCTCTACTGGCCTCCAGCCGTACTCGCTGCCCGCGTTTATCAACGAGAACACTAACGGCCTGTTCTACAGCGGCGACACCCCTTCGGGCAAAACCGCCTGGACGACCGTGCAGGGCATCGACCCGGCCACTTACAGCAAGTGGAAGCCGCAAACGCAAACGTATGCGGATGTCACCACCACCACTTCCACCAACCTGTTCGTCGCCATGGACAAGATGTTCCTGGACGTCCAGTTTGTGCCGCCCCCGACGCAGCAGGAATACTTTGACGACCCCTCGCTAAACGCAATGTTTATTGCGTGCAGCAAGCGAGGTCAGACCGTGTACCAGACCATGCTGCGGCAGTCGCAGGATACGTTTGTGACCTCTAGCCGCCAGGACCCGGCCTACATGAAGCCGATGTACTC